GGACCCCGGCTTGCTTTCCGTAAAAGGGGAAAAAATTTAAGTTTCTAAAAAAATTTTCCGTTTTGGCTTAATAAAAAGCGTTTTGGGCGGCTTCAATGGCATGGGCATGGCATACCCTTGCGTAATCTTTTATTGCGTAATCAACGGGCGTATGGGCGTAATGCCGGTATATCCCTTGGCGTTCCAATGCGCCCTTATTAGTGTGGCAATTCTTACAAAGGGATTGGAATACATTTTGGTAAAACGCTTCAACCCCTATATGTTGCCATGCAAACAGGTGATCCACTTCCGATGCGGCGGTTACTTTACCCATGCCCGCACACGCTTGGCACAATGGTTGGATGCTTAACACACGCATACGGGTACGACCCCATAACGCCGTTTGATACATTGCGTTTGATTGTTTACGCTTGGCACTATCGTTAAACCCTTTACCACCATGTTCCATGCAATATGTGTTTAGGTGGGATCGTTCGTTACCACACCCAAGGTACGCGCATTTAGTCTGTTTCGGTACGGTTGGCATTGGATCGGGGTAGTGTGTCGTATGTGTAAAGGGGAAGGCTTACTACCCTTGATGTTGGCAGGTACTTCCCATGCCCTTCTTCATATTCTTGTGTGGGCGATCCATATATAACCCGTTGTTTCCCGCAATGGCAACATACTTCCGGGTATTGCGGGGGGTTACTTGTTAGCACAAACCCGGTTTCGTGCCAACAATGTTTGCAATCCATCTTATTCAAGCGATAACAAATAAGCAATGCGATCAACACCTGCCGCCAATTCATCAATGATGTTTTGTAATTGGGTATCGTTTGGCAATGTATCGCGCATGGTTTGGATGGCATCGGCAAGGTATTCAATTAATTCTTCGGGTGTACCAAATCCATCGGCGGCAACCTTTACTTCCCCAAACCGCCCATATATTCCCATATAAGATTCGGCGTAAGAATCCATACCATCGCCCAATACATCGTACAGTTTCCCAAGGGCTTTATGTTTGGCATGGCTTAATGTATTCCAATGCAATACGCGGCTTGCAATTTGTCCATGCATCAAACAGGAAATTAACATTCTTACGGCATCATGGTTCATGGTGTTCCCCTTCATTAAATTGTTTACAGTTTAATCGGTTTTTATTTTGTAACGGTAAGTATTTTTTCGCCCGGCTTTTTCCGGGTTGTTCTTTAATTCTTTAATCCGGGTAATCTTTTCCGCACTTACCAATTTGCATAATGTAACCTTAACACTTGTAACTTTTGCGTTCAATGCTTCGGTAATTTGATTACTATCCAATCCGGGTTGTGCGTGTAGTAAATCAATAATTTGTTGTTTTAAGGTCATGTTTTGTTTCCTTTGTTGTTGTGTTGGTTGCGGGGGCGGGAATTGAACCCGCGATCTAAACGCCCAAATGAAGGGTGTAATCCTTAACCGTAAGCCCCGCGTTAATAATTGAAACGCTTTAATCACTTGCGTTTGTTCTTTGCCCCTGCCGGTCTGCCGCGCCCACGCTTAATTGTTTTAACCGGGGCTTTTGTTGTAATCTTTGGTTCTTCTTGTTTGTTAATTATTGAATCAATAAAAGCGTTCAAGCCGCCCATGTTCAATGTTGTTGCGGCTTCAACTGCAATGTTTGTACCGTTAACTTCAATTTGAATTTTGAACATAATTTTCCTTTCGTGTAATGTTCTTAACAATCTTGATGCGTGATTGTTAACCGTATCATACCCCGTATTTCCGGCTTTTTGCAAATTGTTAATGTAAACCGAGAATCATTGACCTTTAACGCTTGGGCAACGCCATCCAACCCGGATTTAATGGATGCCAAAAGGTTATCCAAATCGTATGCCCGCTTTGCAGGTGGGAAAAATTCAATAGTTACATGAATGTCCCCGGTTTCCGGCAATGACACATTACCAACCGATTCTTTGGTTAAAAGAAAACAAACATCCCTATATTTTTTTTTCATTTCGGCAAGTTTTGACCAATGAACCCGCGCATTGGGTGAACATTCCCTTGGATACCAAGGTAAGTTAATAATCATCGTACAAACCCAATTTTTTGTTTGCATCATGCATTGCTTGTAATGCTTGTTCTTTTTTTAAACGAAAAGAATAATGGATTGCTTCGTTGCACAATCGAATAATAAATTCATCGGCATCCAATCCTTCGGGCATTGTTTCAAGTATTGCTTTTATATCTTCGCGGGTTAAGGGTTTATTAACTTTTTGATTGTTTCGTTCAATACCGACATTTCCGTTTTTTTCATTACTTTCCATATTCTTTTTTCCCCATGTAAACCGTTATGTGAACCACGATGGCAATCCGCGCAAAGTGGGATGCAAATGTATTGAAGGTGTTGTTCAATGTGATGGGCTTCCGATCCTTCTTGTGAACCACATACGCCGCATGGCAATTGTTTAACGGCGGCGAGATGTTTTCGTTCCGTTACGGTTAATTGGTTGTTCATGTATTCGTTCCATTTGTTGATTTTGTCCAACTGCCGCTTTTCGTTTGCATATTCGTTCGCAACCGCAATTCTTGCCTTCTTGCCACAAAAGAAATTCACCGTATTTTTTTGAAAAATGTTCCACCAATACTTTACGAAAATACTTGCAGGGTTCGGATTGAATGAAGCGGGTACGGCAACCCGAACAATTGAATTGATAGGTTCCGGAAAGTTGCGTTTGGGCTTTTTCACAAGCGGGGCAAATCATGCGGATTTAAGTTGGAACACATTGTGTGGGGCGGTTTCTTGGGCGCGGGCGGCTTCGTAAACTGCGGTACGAAACTTTATTGGGTGATCAAAATCTTTTTCATAAATACCCAATTCGTTGCCTTTCATGGTTATGCCTGTCCATGTTTGATGCCAATCCTTACCAATCACTTTGCCCGCAACGGTTATTTCAATTTCATCATCCCACCGTTCGGCGCGAAGCCATGTTGCCGGGTACGGTATGTACGCATGGTTATCTTTTAACCATTGTTCGGTATTGCATTGGGCTTGAATTGCGGCAAGGATGTTTGCCAATGGTGGGCGAATTTTTTTGGTAGATTGCCATGCTTTACGGGCATCGCCTTTGGCAACCTTCCGGGGGTATGCTTTATAAAAAGCATCAAATTCTTGTTCATCGGTCATATTGTCTTATCGTGTTTTGTTAACTGTTTTTGAATTTTTACGGGCTTGTATTTCCTTTTGCAACAAATACCAAAAAGGTGATTTGATCGGATTCATATTTTGTTATGCCCAATGTGGATTTCAATTAGATTGTAAACAAAATCATAAGCGGTATATTCCAATTCCGCAACCCAATGCCATTTCCCGTTGTGCCTGTATTCGGTAATCAAAGAAGTTGCAACATCAATATCGCCTTGGGCTTCATGGCTTGCAACAAGAAGGTATGAATTTTTATGTGGGGGATTGTGTACGGCATCACTTAATCTTTCCAACGCCATTTTTTGTGCGCCTTGCAATGGGCTTATGCCATGCTTGGTTTCAATGAAGATAAAAAGTTTGTTATGGATTTCAATAAAACCATCAACATCCATTGGGCGAATGTTGCCAAACTTTATTCCCGTAAGAATGTTGAAACTGCTTCGTATTAATTCTTCATTACGGTAATGCGGGTTATGAATCTGCATCTTTAATACGGAACCCATTACATATTTTCCCTTCTGTTATCTTGTCGTGTAAATTACAGTATTCAAAAACGGTTAACAATTCAAAGTGTTTGCATTTTGAACAATTTGGCATTGAAAAACATTTAACAAATGTTTCCGATAAATGTGCTTGTTCTTTTTTTTCCATAATCAAACCCCTTTCAAGTTTGTTTACGGTTTTAACCTTAACACATTGTTAACTTCTTGTATATTTTTTTCCGATTTATATACATCAATTCCTTTGTATATCTAGTATTTAATTATTTTCACCCAAATGCCCCCCTACCCCCAAGGGGTACGAAAACAAGGATGGCTTCACCCGTATAAATACGATCCACGCATGGAAAGGATTGTTTACCTTTTCCCCCCGGCTTGTGGATTCATGCCCGCCGCAGGAATTTACGGATTTGCACCGGGTGCGTTATGCCATACGCCCATACCTGTACCCTTTTCTTTCGCGCCACCAGGTTCGGTGCTTACTATCGTGCGAAGTACGGTAACGAATGTGGCAACCCAAAAAGAAAAACCCCCAATGGCTTTGGTGGGCTTGACCCTTGGCGTTGGGCAATTTTGGAAACAGTACGCAACCGCAAGGGAAATCTACCCCTTCCAAAATCACACAAGCCCACCAAAAACATCGGGGGATGTGATCCTTGAATTGCATTTCCAACGATTGCCACACCGTTGACAATTGCAATTCTGCCCGAAAAAACGCTTGGGTGTCAACAAAAATGTAAAAAAACCCAAAACATAGGGAAACCACCTAGAAAATAATTAACAAATACCTACAAAAAGTATTGACCACCCGTTAACAAACTATGTTATGATTCTTTCACGGTCAAACATTCCATGACCGGATGAAAAAAAGGAAACTTAATATGACACAACAAAACGCCATCGCAATCGCCGTTCAACCCATTAAGCAATCAAGCATTGATGCCGCCGTTGAAGCAACCCACGAAGTAATTGCAAACATCAAAACCAAATTGGAAAACGCCGGTTGGGATTTGAATGTTGCATTTCCACGCCCCGGCATCAATGCATCACGCGCAACATACATGGCGTTAAAAGCCGCCCATGATTACGCCCGTTCACTTGTATCCCCTGTTAAATGTTCACGCAAACCAAGCGAACCATTCATGGTTACATGGTGCGAAGAAGGTGTTGCCCGCGCAATCAAAAACGCCGCCGATGATGCCGCTTACCAATACGAAGCGTATGTTGTTAAGTTGATCAAAAAAGTTGGTGCTTGTGATTCTGCCGTAATGGGTTACATGAACGGCGTTTGGCACGATTCCAATTTGGTTGTTATCAAAGGCGATGCCAAAGAAGTTTGGAACACCAAATGCATTGTTAACCGTTCCGTTTATGGCAAGGTTTTTAATCAATTTCCAACAAGGCTTCGCAAGTAAACGCCGGGGGGCGAAAGCCCCTTGGTAGATCACCCGGTGATACTGTTAACACATACGATAAAACATAAGGAAACAATATATGAAACGAATTGGGCAAGGTAAAAAAGAATACACCGTTGTACGCCAATACGATGCGGAAAGCGAACCAATCCGTACCCTTCCATTAACCATTAAACAGGCTTGCCATGCCGCGTTGGAATTTGAACGCAAGGGTTACGCCGTTGTTAAGTTGGAAAGGATCGAAAAAAATGTTACCGCTTAAAACAATCCATGTGCCATTGGTGTATTGCGATTACATCGCGGAAGTTATCAAGCAAGCCATTAACAAAGACCTTGGGCGGCATGAATCATTGATTGCCGGTTGCGGCGGCGTTCGTTACGACACCGATACCAAAGGTGCGTTTGCATCAACTGCCAAATTTATCAATGTGTCCGACATTAACGGGCGTTTATACGAAATCACAATTAAGGAAATAACTAAATGAAAAACACAAATCACAACCTTGTAATGCGTGATTACGCACATGAAGAAAAACAACGGTTTATCCGCGAAGTATCGGCGCGTACCCCGATCAACCAAGAAGAAACACTTGGCGAAAAAATCCTTGTGGGCGCGGCTTTCGTTGCCTTCATGCTTTTTGTTTGTTTACTTTGAAAGGTAAAACCATGCAATTAATTGCAACTGCACTTGTAAACGCCCAACGGGATTTTGCCCCGGCGTTAAAAAAATCAGCAAATCCATATTTTAGTTCGCGGTATGCCGATCTTGCCGCTTGTATTGAAGCGGTAATTGATGCCCTTAACAATAATGGTATTGCCATGATCCAACGAACCCATGATTCCGATAACGGCGTTGCGGTGGAAACCCTGTTTGTTCATCAATCGGGGGAAACTATTACCGGGGGCATCCTTCATGTTCCCGCCGCTAAAAAAGACCCACAAGCGTACGGAAGCGCACTTACTTACGCCCGCCGTTATTCGTTAATGGCGGCTTGTGGCATTGCCCCGGAAGATGATGATGCCAATGCCGCACAAAACACGCCCGTAAACGCGCAATCGCGTTCCGCTAGGGTAAGCGTACCAACCACCAAAAATGGAAGCGTTACCGCCACGATTTCGCCCCCTGCCGGGGAAGTTACGGTTACGCCATCACCCGAACGGATTGCCGAAGTGCAAAACATCCTTCGCGCTTGCAAATCGCTTGTAAACCTTCAAGTGGAATGGGGCGGCTTGACAAAAGAAGAACAAAAAGCGGCAACCACCGTAAAAGATGAAGTTAAATTGGCACTACTTTCCGAACAAAAGGTTGCCACAAGTGAGAAAACGCCAAATTAATCAACAAATTAACAAAGAAATAACAATGATTGAAATTATTAAAGCCATTGATGATCGTATTGATTGGTTAAAAGCCCGTTATCGGGATTCGGATGGCGAAGATCGTTTGCATTGGAAATTACGGTTGAACGAAGCCCAAACCATTCGTGAAACTGTATTGATTTATGGAAAAGTAGATGCCTTAAAAGGCGATGCATCAGACATTATTAAAGGATAAAACATTATGGAAAACAACACGCAACACCGCGAAGCAAATAAATTGCAGGGAACCGGGGCTTGGTTTAATGCCCGCACCGGCAAATTAACCGCATCAAGAATGGCGGCGGCAATGTCATTCTTAAAAGCAAAAAAAGATGAATTACCAAAAGAATCATCCGAACGCCGTAAATTAAAAATTGAAATTCTTGCGGAACGCCTTACCGGGAACATTGTTCCGAAATATGTAACTCACGAAATGCAATGGGGCATTGATCAAGAACCAATGGCAAAAGAAGCATTTACGATTGCAACCGGTTTGCAAGTAACCGATGTTGGATTTGTTGAACATCCAAGCATTGAAAATTGCGGATCATCCCCGGATGGCATTATTGAATCGGAAGTTTCCCTTCTTGAAATCAAATGCCCATCAACTTCAACAATGCTTTCATGGTTAATTGCCGCCCGCGAAAACCCTAATTGGTTGCCGGAAGATTATTTGCCGCAAATGGCATTGCAAAGCGCGTGTTTGGGTGGATGCCCTGTTTACTTTTGTGCTTACGATCCGCGTTTGCCCGACAAAAATAAATTATTGATTCGCAAATATGTACCCGATCCCGTTTATATCGCGGATGTTGAAGCCGCCGCAATTGGTTTCTTGCAAGAAATTGATTTAATGTTTGAAATCTTAACCACAGGGGAATAATATGTTAACACTAGGAATTGCACGAATTGGGAACGAACCGGTTGTTCGTTTTACCGCCGATGGAAAACCGTTGTTGGAATTGTCATTGGCTTATAACTACGGGCGCAAAGGGGAAGATGGCAACTTTCCGACACAATGGGTTAAATCAACATTGTGGGGGGATCGTTGCGAAAAATTGCAACCTTATCTTTTAAAAGGGGCGCAAATATTTGCACAACTTGAAGATTTGCACATTGAAACATATAAGAAAAAAGATGGTTCACCCGGTTTTGATTTACGCGCCCGGATTGCCAACATTCAATTGATTGGTGAACGCAAACAAGAATCACGCGAAGCCGCGCCGCATGATCAATTCCAACGCCGTTCACCTGCGCCCGTACCTTCGGCAATGGATGGGCTTGATGATGATATTCCGTTTTAAGGGGGTACTTTTAATTATGGGTCAAATCAATTTGGCATCATCATTGGTTGCCGTTAACAACCTTAACAGTAAATTGCAACGCATAAGCGCGGATGGTACAAAAACCGAAGAAGTCCACGCCCTTGCCACGCAAATATTGTTGGAATGTGAAGTAATCCGGGAAGTAACTAACCAAGCATTACAAAGAACCAAGCCCGGTTTGTTTGAACGGTGGTTTGGCAATGGCAAGGCTTGAATGTTGGGCTTTGGAAATTAAAAGCAACCGGGGGGCGTATGTCAAATTGCCGCCCGGTGTTTTGCAATATTCACCTTACCGCACCATACTTTTTAAAAGCAAAAAAGCCGCGTTTGAATGGGCGCAATCCGATCCATATTGGCGCGATAAAGTAAATGTTGAAAAGGTAACAATAACCACAAAAGGGTATATGAAATGATTAACTTTAAAAAGGAAAAAATACATGGCATTAATCGCCCAATTTTTTATAAGCGCGTTGGCGTATGGGATTGGATTGGCAGTTTTTCTATTGCAAATTATCTTCGCCATTTTCTTGTTGGTGGGGTTGGCTTTTTCTTTGGTTATTTTTTTAATCGCCTTCCCAATATTTTTCATCAAATACAAATTTTTTGAAAAGCAATAAAAAACCACCCGGTGTTTTAAGCCGGGTGGTGTAAGCCCACTTGTGAAGGTTGGCAACTGCTTTTATATTTTAAGCATGAAGCCCCGGCAAGTAAACGGTTTTCCCATCTTGTTTTACCGCCGTTAACGATTGTTTTTTAAGGCTTGCAGGATCATACGACACATGAACCCAACCCGAATCGGGTATGCCTTGTGTATAGAATTCCAAGATTACTTGCGTGTATTCAAGGTTGGCTTCAATCCATTGCGCTAATTCCGCATTGGGTACGCCGGGAATCTCAATATCTGCCGCCAAACCGCGTGTGTGATCGGATGGTTTTGCACCCTGTACGCCACCAACTGCCGCGTTAACCGCCATTGAACGGAACCCGGAATTAACTTTTACGCCTTTGTTGTAATGTTCCCGAACCGGTTGCAACACTTTTTCCGCAAGGGTGCGAAGGTTGTTAACAATATCTTCCGTTGGCGTGTTATCAATGTTTTGGCGTAATGCCGTTTCACTTTTTGTTAATTCTTCAAGGGTGAAATTATTTGTTAACTTCATTTTGTTTTTCCTTTGATCTCATATCCATAATCTTTTCAAGGGTGCGCCCACCGAAGTAAAAAGACATAATTAACATACCCCATTGCCCCAACAATTCAACATAATTGTTATTTACTTCAATATCCCACGCCGACATTAACGCAAATGTTGTGTAAGTGATTAAGATAAAAACCAATGTCATTGGGCGAATGTTTTTGGATAACCATGAATCGCTTGCCATATCCGCTTGTTGGCGTTTGGTCAATTCTTGCGCTTCAATGTTATCCGCGTTTAATTCTGCAAGCCGCCCTTCTTGTTGCATCTTTAACAATTCTTGTTGGGCTTTTGCTTTTGCTTCGGGATCGGGAACAAACTTATCCAATACTTTCATGCCAACATCAAACAACGCAGTTAATGGAAACATTGCTTTACCTCATTTGTGATCAATCAACCATAAAAAGAACGAAATAATCATGGTTGCGGAAAACACAATAACGCCGCCAATCATTCCGTAAAATTGCACATCATCCCAAAATTGTTTTTTTGCTTTGGCAATTTTTGCAATTTTTATTCGTTCCAACTTTTCTTCTTCCGCTTTTTTTTCTCTTATCTTGTTTCGTTCCATTTGGAATTCTTGCCACAATCCCGCCATTGGCGTATGGTAAATTAACAATTCTTTTAATTCCTGTTCGTATTCTTGAAGTTGACGAATACGCATTACATTTTCAAATGCTTGTGCATCAACCGATTTTGTTTTTATTATTTTGTTTTCAATTTGTTGCCCCGATTTAATTACTACATCTTGCGCTTCAAAAAACTTACCAAGCCCACTTGTAATTTCATTTGTAATTGAACCAACATCTTTGCCAATACCTTTTGCATCTTTGTATAAGTTAATTGCGGCTTTAACCCCGGCAACGGCGGCTTGGGCGGTTGCAAAAGCGGTAATTGGATCAAGCATTTAAAACTTCTTGCTTTTATTTTTTGCCAAACTTTTCGCGTTCTTCAAGAAGTTTTACTTTAACTTGCAAATCGTTAATATCTTTGTAAATTTGTTCTTTTAAAATTGCCCGGCGTTCCGCGCTAATTGGCGAATCGGTTGGTACGCCTTCTTTGGTAATCAAGGCGGGCATGGAACCTTCAATGCGTGTTAACCGGGTGGAAAAATCTGAAACTTGCCCAAGCAACCAAGCAATGCAAGCAACAATAATTGGTATTACCGCTTTTAAAATATCTTGCATATTCATACGCGCCCCTTTTTACTTTGCACCAATACCAAACTTTGCGGAAACACCAACAACAACCAATCCACAAATGATTACTAACAATGACCAAATGCCCTTTTTTGCAATTTCCAATTTCAATTCTTGCCAAAATTGTTCTTGGGCGGTTGCCGCTTTAATCATTGCTTCGTGATAGTTACGATGCCCAACAAAATCGGTTGATCCATCCGGATTTGCGGCAAAAGCCCCGTTGATTTGGTGTAATGCATCCATGATTTCATCAAACCTTTTATCAATGTGCGCGTTATCTGATTGCGCCAAATAAACTTCACCCGACATTTTTACCCCGAATTTTGTAAAAAATTAAAATTGATAATACAACGATTAGTATGTTCTTGTGGTAATTGTCCCGCATGAAGGGTGTTTGAGTCAAAATAAATTAATGTCCCTTTTTTGGGCTTAACTCGATTAACAATCTTTAATTCATCCACATTTGTTAATGCGGGTGTTTCAAACAAAATGGTATCGCCATCCGAATCGTTTACATAATAAATTGCCGTAATAACTTTTTGTTTGTTATTAGCATCGGTATCAAAATGTGCGGGAAAGTAAAAATCTTGCAAAACATTGGATTGTTTTGTTGTTAAATTTGCTTTGCATCTTTCAACATGATTTGTATCAATACCTTCACTTGCAGTTATGTGAAATATTAACGGCGCAATCATTTGCCAATACTTTGAAATAATTTTATTTTCAGCAACAAACAAATGTGTAAATTGATAAGTATCCGCAGTTTTTGAATCAAAAAAAGTGTTTGGCGTTAAATTTTCATAATCAACCGATGAATTATTAAAGTGCCAATCAAAATCATACCCACACAAAGTTTTTTCAATTAAATCTTCGTATTGTGGTTTTATAAAACTTTGTATGATTTTCATTTAAACATTTTCCCGTTTATCCACGATACCGCCGTATATCTTTTACCGCTTGTAAGTGGTGTAACGCTATGCCACATAAAAGATGGGAAACAAATAATTGAACCTTTTTTTAATGGAATAACTTTATCCATTTTGTGTTGCAACATAAATTCGCCGCCTTCAAAATCTTTAGGATCGGAAAGCAACGCAACAACCGATATTTTTCTTACAAAATCGCTACCTTCTTCAAGTGCCGCATCCATGTGCCAATCGTGATACCCACCAATACCGTATTGTGTAAATTGCACTTTTTCGCTTGCATCAAGTTGAAAATCCCATGCACATTCGCGATTTGCGTATAAACCATTGTTAATAAGGATTCCTTCCAACCAATGATTGTGATCTAACCAAGCAATGTTGGCATTTCGGTTTTTATAATTTGGATCGGGCATATAACCGCCAACTTGCCCTTCTTCCCATTCAAAAGTTTCCGATTGCTTAACAATCAAATCGCAAAATTCTTCCGGAATGGCTTTTTCTCTAACCCAACAAGGATGAAAAACGCCCATAATTAATTACTCCAAACAGGCGTTGGGCGCGTTGGAAAATCAATATTGCCTTCGGGTGGGTTAATTGCAATTTGTCTTACTTGATTTCTATAAACAACAAAATCATTTGCATTTGTTAAATATGGATTTGATTTTGTTGGATCGGCAACATCCGGTATTGTTGTCCAATCCGTATCATATAAAAGGCTTGATGCAATTGCTTGATTTTCTTGTGCGGTTGCAATGTGTGGAACCGGGGTGTTTGCCACAACCCATGCATCGTATGCGTTCAAAGCCCATTGCGGCAATTCTGTAATTTGTTCATTTGGAATACTGTTATCCGCGTATTCAATCCATCCGGCTACATCAAACCATTGCAATGCATGAATACCAATTGGCGTTCCTTGCCAATCTAAAGGCGCATACGAAATACCATCAACATAAACGGTTTTATCGCTTGGAATAATTGTCATTTTCATAATTTACATCCCCAATTTGTTTTTGATTGTTGCGGCTTCCATTAACATTTGTGCGCTTCTGTCATTTGATCGCACCATTTCATTGCGGAAAGATTCAATTGCCGCGCCCGTTTGAATTTGTTTTAAATTGTTTTCAATAATAAGAATTGGCAACCAAGCATGGGCGCAAGCCCATTCTTCAACATATTCATCGGTTTGTGGATGGTTGCCACCAATTTTTACAAACCAAGCGCAATCCATTTGTTTGCAAGGTTCAAAATTATTAAGTGGGCAATTGTTTTTTGGTTCAATTTTCATCGTGTCTTATCCTTTTAAAGTGAATCGTACAAAATTTTTGCTTCTTCCGTTATGCCTTCAAAATCAATATTAAAAGCAATAATTGTTTTTCTTGTGTCATGTTTAACAATCGGCGCGCGATGAACAACATAACTTGGAAAAACAATAATTGAACCTTCTTTAACTTCCGGCGTAAATTTGCCATCCATAGAAAAAGGTTCAATTAATTCCGTTTTGGGCGCATCATCATCCATTTCAAGATAATAAACGCAAGTAAAATTGCTTCCATGACCATGCCATGAATGAATATCGTTTTCAATATATTGTTGAAACCATAATTCATTTATTTTTGCATTTTCAAACCCAATTGCTTTTGCCATTGATGTTAATTTGCAAAAAAGTTTTGGATACAAAATTTGTACCCATTCACGATCAAAATTATATTTTTCAGACCAATCTAATTTGTTAATTTGATCCGAACTATTCTCAAAGGTTAATGATTCTTGTTTTGAATTTTTAATTGCATCAAGCAACAATTGCTTAATATTATTATGTTCTTCAAATTCATCAACAAGAAAATAACTTTGTAAAAGATATTTTCTCATTTTCATTAATCCTTTGTGGCAATAATCACATCCACATATTGAACGGCAAAATCCATTGCCGTACCGGTAAATGTTCCGCTTCCACTTGGTGAACCTGTTATGGTTGCGCTTCCACTTATTGAATGTGAATGTGCGCCGCCGCCGCCGGTTGGTGAAACCCTTGGGCGCGGGAAAGTATTTGGGTTAAAACTTTGCCGCCATGATGATGAACTTGAACCGTATCCCCAACCCAATCCCAAGTTTTCGGAACCATACGCCATATCGTGATAGTGGGCAGGTATTTGGCTTTCGGAAAGCGTTGTATTGCCCGCCGAAAGTCCGCTTACATTCACGCCCAATGTTCCCGCACCAACCGTTACCGCAACCGAACCACTTGGGGTTCTTGAAGTAAATACGCTTGAAAAAGCGGTTGTGCCGCCGGTGCTTGCCGTACCGCTTACAACGCGCAATGCTTTATCGTTGTTGGTTGTGTCCTTTGTCCATCCGGTAGGTGCGGCAGTTTGCACAAATAACATTTTTGTACCGCTTGGAAATGCCGAAGGCGATGCCCCACTTGATGCCGAAGTTACCCTTCCGTATGTATCAACGGTTACGGATGAATATGTATATGTTCCCGGTGTAACACCGGAAGAATCCAAACTAATTGCGGGGGTTGAACCACCCGTTGAACTAATTGGGGATGTTCCTGTTACGGAAGTAACGCCGCCCGCGCTTCCATTTGCCGCCGCAGTTATGCGCCCTTGTGCATCAACGGTAATGTTTGTATTTGTATATGACCCCGCCGTAACCGCAGTATCCGCAAGCCCAACGGTAATTGATCCCGCACCTTCGGTAATTGAAATTCCCGTACCATCGGTAAGATTTGCATTTTTCCAAACCCCAACGGCGGCATCATAAATAAGCGTGTTACCGCTTGTTGGGGAAGTAATTAATACATTGTGTAATTCATCCAATTCCCAACCATTGTTGATGTTTACAAACACCTCGCCGGATGATGCGTTTACTTTGATTACCCAACCCAATGCAACGGTATGCGCCGGTGCGCTTGGGCGCGTTGCAGTAAATGCGCCCGCAGTTTGTGAAAGGTAAATTGGTGCGCCCGCAGTAAAACCGCTTGTATTAATCCCGCGTACAAAACCAAATGTGGTTACAAAACCTTCCGCGCCATTTGCAATCGCTTCGGTTGTAATACCAAGGGTGGGCGCGCTTAATGCTTCGGAATCGGCATCCGCTAATGCAACGCTTGGGCGTTGACCTTGTGCGCCATTAACCGCAACAACGGAACCTTTTGCAATGGTTGAACCTGTACCGTTGTAAACCAATGCAATGTTTTCTTGCCCCAATTGAAGGCTTGTATCCGCGTTAAGGATTACGCTTGGTGTTCCATCCCCCGAATCCCAAAACATTGATCCCGCCGCAGTTGGCAAGGTTCCGGGCGTTGTATCAAAACCAACGGCATTTACATTGGCAAAATTGCCGGTGTCATCAAGTGTTACCGTTGAATTTTGTATTGCTTTGCCGGTAGTGCCATCAAAACGGGTTACGGCGTTATCCGTTGAAGAAGCCGCGCCGGTAACATCGCCCGCACCTGCGGAACTGTTTACCCAATTTGTGCCGTTGTATGAAAGGCTTTGCCCGGTTGATGGTGTCGTTACAACAACATCGGAAAGCGCGGTAAGTTTGCCCGCGCCAACTTGCACAACGGATGTTCCGTTGTTTTGATATATCTTTGCATCCGCATTGTTAATGGCAATTTCGCCGCTAACAATATCGGAAGTGGTTGGAACTTTACCCGCGACACTTGAACGCTTTGGTTTAATTATGTTTGCCATAAAAATGACCTTTTTAAAAAGCCCCTAAAAAGGGGCATATCCCACATTAATTAGAATGTACCACCATCAATTGTAATGCCATCAAAGGTTGTTAGGTTGGTAATTGAACCACCGGTAATTGCCACATTGCTTGCATTTTGGCTTGCAATTGTACCGGCATCGGTAACTTGTGAAAGCGTAATTGCAATTGGCGTATCTGCAAGGGCAGTAAGTTGACCTTGGGCATTAACCGTTGCGGTAAGGGTTTCACTTGCGGAACCGTATGAACCGGCAGTAACGGCGGTGTTGGTAATACTGAATGTGTTACCTGTAAGCGTAAGCCCTGTACCTGCAAGGTATGTACCTGCACCGCTAAATTGTGACCAAGTGATAGGGGTTGTTCCAAGCGTACCACCGGCATTAATCGTACAAACCCAACCGGTATCCGCGTATGTTGCGCCTTCTTCAACAAAGGTATAAGCGGAAACTAATTCATCCCAAGTGCTTGCATCTGCGGAACGCGCCCATGCGCCACTTGCGGCAACATAAATACCGTTTGTTGGGGTTGATGTTTGATTTTTAACCAATACGCGATCACCGGCAACAATTGCAATGCCATCAATTGTTTGTGCGCCGGATAAAGTAATGTTGGCGGTAGTTGCGGCTTTAACGGATGCCTTAACATCCAAACCTTGTGCAACGGTATCAACATAATATTTGGTTGCGGCATCTTGATCGTTTGTTGGATCGGCAAGCCCGGTAATTTTGAAACCACCAAATGCATAATCCGCAGTTGGAACCGTTAAATCGTTAATGTTTGCAGTTGTTGCGGCAGTTACTAAACCTTTTGCGTTTACGGTAGTTTTTAGGAATGTTCCAACATTACTGTTAACGGTTGCAAGGGTAAATGCCCCGCTTACTGCCGCGCTACCATCAACGCTTGCAAGGGTTGCCGTACCATCACCGGTAAGCGATAAATCGCGCGCCGTTGCCCATTTGGTTGCAGTTGCGGCATTGCCATCAATTGAACCGGAAATGGTGCTTGAAAATGTTTTTGTACCTGCAATTGTTTGGTTTGTTGAAAGATCAACATACGCACCGTTACCGGCAATTGCAATAATGGAAGTTGCACTTCCACCGGAACCGCCTGTACCTGTACCGTAATACAGTATGTTCGTTGCTTCGTTAAAAGCCAATTCCGCATTTGCAAGCGTACTTGGCGCACCTGCACCACCGGAAGCGGCGCGGCGTTTAATGCGTATGGTATTTGACATTTTTTATTTCCTTTTTAAAAGTTGCCGCCATCGGCGATTTCGGTTTGCGGGGTATTTACCCATTCGTTTGTTCCAAACATGATTACATCTTGTGGTTGTACGGCGGTAATCACTACGGGATAACCACCTATCTTATCGCCACCATCCTTACCGGCTACCCCCCGGTTAATTTGAATGGTTTGTTTTGGGGTTGGGGTAACTTGAACATTAATGTTATTGGCATCTTGAACCGTTACATTTAAATTCGCCATAGTTAAACCTTTATGATTCCATCGCTACGCACTAAAAACAACAAGAAAATAATGTTATCTTCGGCAGGTTGCCCACTTGGTTGTGATGGAAATCCAATTTTTATTCGCCCGGAAAATCCTGCGCCATTTGGCGAACTAATTGCCAATTGATCATCGGTAGTTACTAAACCCCACGATGAATCATCAATAACCAAAGTAAACGAACCTTCCGCATCATCGCGATTGGTAATGGTCAATGGAATTGCCGTTGGCGTTGGGGTGTAATTGGTAATGTCAAAAGTAAGCCCATATCGGCTATCTTGAACATTTGAAAGTGTACGGCGAATTATTTGTGCATCAATGGTTGCATCTTCCAAGGAAACCGGCGATACACCATCTTCGGCGGTTAATTGAAGGTTCCAATATGTTGCTTGGTCATAAACCAATTCGCCCGCAATTATCGGATTGTCAAAACCCGACACTTGGGTAAGTGTATTTTTGTTGAATACTGCCATGATTGCCCCATTCCCGGTTATAAGGTTCGCGCACTCGCAAACCCTGCTTTCATGTCGTGTTTTGTTTTTAAAATTTTAGCACATCAAAATTTAATATCCAATAGCAATCCATGAACAAGTAAAAGTATTTGCATTATCGCCGTTTGCGGCAACAAAACTTGATGTTCCCCGGCTTATCACATTGGTTGTTCCATCCGCTTGTTGATTTGAAGTATTTGCCCCGGTTGTAATTACAAAAACGGCATTTGGAAAACTTATTGGATAATTAATTGTTAATGTGCTATTTGGCGAAATGCCGCCGGATGTTCCCCATTGAATAATTAAGCCGCCGGGAAGTTTTTGATAACCATCGGAATTTACCGATTGATTTGAACCCGTAAAATTGGTTGTGTAAACCCCGTTTGTAACCGTTGCCGCATTTCCAACCGGCGCGCTTGTCCAACTTGTTCCATCACTTGTTAAAACATTACCGCTTGTGCCGGGCGCGGTTAAACCGGTGCTTCCGTTAACAATTGGAATAAGCCCGGAAAGCCCATCCGTTGCATCAAGTTGCCCCGATGTATTAAGGTTGTTGGCAAGTTGCGCCAAATTAAATGCTTGTGTCATTAGACTGCCCCTGTTCTTGCAAATGTTTGTTGCAAAAGTAAATTCGTATTACTTGTTGGTGAATTTGCCAATGTATAACCACCGCTTACGGTAGTGTAATCCGTTCCACCAAACAGTAAAACCCCATTTTGAAATAAATTAAATGCATCCGTTGTGTAATTAAACGAATATGATGTTTGCCCAATAACTGTATTTGTTACAACATTAACAGGATTGCCATTTGGCGTTGTAAGGTTGTTTGGTGTCCATTGAATTACCGTTAACAATCCCGTTGCCAATGATGGCAAATTAGTAATATCACCGCCAACAATATCGTAATCTTGATCGGTTAAGGTTGAACCATTTAAAAATAATAATTCATATCCGCTTGTGATTGTAAAACCGGATGGCGTATATGAAGAAGCATTTGTTAATGTTGCGGTATTTCTTGTAAATGATGCATATACCCCGGTTGTTGTATTTGATGATTTAAAAGAAATAATTGTTACTTTGTCGTTAAGAATTGCACCGGTGCTTAATGTAACGGTTCCGGTTGTGCCGCCTGTATCGGTGTATTCGCTTGTATCAAGCAATACGCCATTTTTAAATACTAAACATTGCCCGGAAATATAACCCGCGCTTCTTGTTACCGAAAATATGGTTTGCCCGCTTGTTGCGGTAAATTGGGCAATGGTCATATAAAACGCATCGGGTTCTTCAAACCCAACAACACGCCCATAAATATCAATTGTTAATTTTGCCGCACTTGCAGTTTTTGAATAAATGCCGGAACCAAAATCAAGGTATGGTTTAAGTGATGCAACAACTTTTCCATCCGGGTTATTGGTAACGGCAATTTCACCTGTACCAACGGTTGTTGTACCCGTTGAAATAACTTGCCCCGTTCCCGCATCCAAATCAATTGTGTTTGATCCATCCGGCAACGCAGACCATAAACGCGGATCAAAAAGTAATGCTTGCGTTGGAACAAATGCGCCCGTACCTGCCGCGTAATTAGCAAATCCGGTTGCAAAAGAAAAACGGCGATTTGAATAATTTACATAACATAAAAATATGTTTGTTCCAAAAGTAGGATCGGCAGGGAACCAAGTGTATTCATCGTAAGTATGAACGCCGGAAGAAGAAGAAGTGTTTAACAAACCATAATACAAACGGTTGGTTGGGCTTAAATTAAAATTACTTGTTCCGGTTGCATTGTCAGCATAAGCAACCGACAAATACCGTTCGGAATATTGGTATGTTGTTGGCTTCCAAACAAACGGTGAACTTGCCGGTGAATAAGGCGATGTTCCCAAACTGTTAACCATACGCGAAAAGAAGTACCAAGTACCCGCAGGTATGGAAGCAAGGGTTACGGGCGGCAACGCGCTTCCGGGGTTATACGGCGTACCGTTTGATTGTATTTCCGTTGTGCCACCAAAAATCAATTGGCTTGCGGTTGGCGTTGGAAAAGCCGAATACCAAATTTCCGCATATTGAATAATGCCTTGTACGCTTGCGGTTATGTTTACCAAGAAAAGCGGGGTTGCATTTGTTGGGTAACTTGTGCCAACAACGGGCGCGGGAACATTACCAAAAACCAATGGATCGGCAATCCCTGTATTGGGGGCGGGTTGAAATTGTGTAATGTTTGCATCATCATAAATTGATGCGTTAAATTCAATAAGAATTAAATCGGCAGTAATTGAACCATCGGCAGAAAAATTTTCCGTTACTTTCATAACTCTAAATTCTTTTGCAACCCAACCATAATTTGTATTTGTAATTGTTACGATATCCCCGGATTCCAATTGGATGCCGGAATAATTAATTTGCACCTGCACTTGTAAATCTTCGCGGCTTCCTTTTAACATACGATTTGCAAGATATTGCGCCCGAACATCGTTGTTAACTAAAGCAAAAGACATTGATTGTTTATTTACCGGTTCATTTGGCAAAAGCAATGCCGGATCAATTTGTGCTAAATCAAATGTTGCGGAATTAAATGCATCTTGGTTTGATTCATCCGGAAATTTACATTCAATAATATTGTATGTACCGGCAATATCAAGCGGCGTAATTTGAATTGATGAAACCATATTGGAATCATTTAGTGCCATTGAAATTGTATAAGTTGGGCTTTGTGTTATTACACCCCATTTACTTTCAATTTCGTTGTATCTAATTAAACAATCGCAACAACTTGACATATCTTGCAAGTTATCCATAATTGCGCGTTTTGTATCAATTACGCCATCAAAACGAAATCGTGTTTGCGTTGTTACATTTCCATCGTAATCGGTATATGTAAACGATTCATCACAATATGCATTTAATGTTGTAAGGCTTGCGGTATCAATTTGGCTTACATCAATTGCCGCGCCATATATTTGATTTGTAAAATAATCATAAAAACAATCACCAGGTTTATATCGTGAATTTGTTAATTGAAATTTTGTTTGTTGTATTCCTGTTAATCCCGCATTTTGATTATATGAAATATGAATAATTGCAAAGGCGCAATTTGTCATTAATTTTGTTGAATCCCATTGGTAAATAAGTCCGGCGGTTTGCATTACGCTTATTGCGGAAGATGAACCACGAACTTGCGAATTTGATCCGTTTGAATACAAATAAATTTGCAACAATCCATTAACCGATGTATCGGTTTCACCCGTTGATTCATCCGTTAATGAAACAACATTTTCACTTGTTGAAGAAGCAAAATTGCATTTTTTGCCACCCCAATAAATATCACCAAAAGAAATTGTGTCCGTACCGTTTCCGGTAACTTCGGTAAGTGCAACAACATAATACAATTCTTGATTGTTATCACTAATTGATAAATCAATAATTGTGCCGCCAACCCAAGCCGCACCATAAACAATTGGTAATTTGTTATCGGTTGCGGGTGGAAGTTGTTGCCGATTTCCCGGATTTGGTGATGCCCCGGAACCATCGTATCCGGGTTGCATAGATTGAACAAAGGATTTTGCAACCACCGCAGTTGCAACAATGCCAACCACAACCGCCGCCACAACCCCCGCCGTTGCATAAGTTGCAACCGTAAGAACTGCCGCCGCAATCAGCGTTGCCGCCGCATTTGCATGGGAAGCAATTGCAAACAAAGCAACCGCAAGCGTTAATTTACTGTATCCAATTTTCATCTTTTTTGCGGAATCCGTATTTGTCATATTTTAGGTTTGGGCTTGTATCTAACTTGGTCATTGTGAAATATGCAATGCGCCCATTTTCTTTCAATTGCTTACCGTACGCAATGTAATTTGCAAACAATCGAAATCCGGCACTTGTATCGCGGTGTTGGGGGCGAACATACCAAGCCAATTCATGCATGGCAAAAGTTTTGTTATCCCAAATTGTCGGCAACACCATTGCCATTAACAACCCCTTTCCTTCTTCCAAAAAAACAACGCCTTGCCCCGCAAAAATGGAATCAAGCATTGCGTTCCAATAAGGTTCGTTTTCAACTCCAAGCAATTCCGGAAAATCCGCTTCGGCGCGAAATTCTTTCATCATTTCAATTATTTGTGTTTTATCGTATGGTGTTGCTTGTCTTATCATGTTGTTTGTTGTTTTCCAAATTGATAATTAACATTTGTAATAAACGCAACGCGGTTCATGCTTGTATCACCCGGCGTAAAAAATTGCCAATTGTTGTCGTTGGTATATCTTCCGGCAATTCTATTTTGCAAAATTAATTGAATGGATGATGCGGATACTTGAATTAATCCAACAAACATACGCACTTCTTCCATCCATTGTTCGGAAATGGAAAAACTATTTATAAACCCGGTAAAGAATTTATAAAGCCCGCCCGTACCGCCGGTGGTAATTAGTGCGCCGGATTCATCAAAAAACCCATGCCATGCTTCAATCTTGGAACCCTTAACATCTTGCCCAAGAACCCAACCAAGCATGGCGGTATCAATGCCAACCAAAGTAAATGTTGTTTCGTTTGCGGTGCTTTTAATATCGCGGGTTGCGTTGCCAACTTGTACCAATTGCCCAACCCCCGAAAAGGCTTGGGAATCAACCGCCGAAATCGTTAATGATGTTGGCGCAGTTGTAAATAAATATTTCACAACTTTTGTGGCAATGCCTGTACCTGTACCCGCGCCCGTTGCAACAAATGAAATGCCAATGGTATTTGTTGCCGCCCCAACCAATGTGAAATTAGTTGTTCCAAGGGAAAGGATTGTATAAGTTGTTCCAACAACAAGGTTTCCCGCAATTACCTTATCTTGTGTGGTAACGCGAACAAAATCGGCATATCGTATATGGTTTGTATCTTGTACGGGTGTTATGTCATTCATACCACGATTTCCATTGCAATAAATTCACCCGCCCATTGAATAAAAGAATCATTGGTTATTGGAACCAATGTATATGTTGGGTAATCTGTTAATACCACCGGGAATGTAACGCCGGTGTACGGGCTTCCACCCATGCTTACCGTTGTGCCATATTGCCCAATTACCGCATCAATTGGGCTTGCAACCGGCGTAAGCAAATTGCGGTGTACGGGAATGTTAACAGTTGAACCGGAACCGCGTTGCACATCTTGTGTGGCAATGTATGTATAAAGCCCAACTTGGCAAAAATCACCGGCGCGAACAACATATTCGGTTGATAACATCGATGGAAGGCTTCCCAAAACCAAAGTGGTATTTGCGCTTGATGTTTGCCATTCACATAAAGCAATTTCGCCACTTGTCATATCACCTTGGTACGCAATGTAATTTACCCAACCGGTTGCGCCAAAGTTAATGTATTGCGTTAACGCCCGATCATAATAACGAAGCGTTGCAAGTAAATCGCGGTTTTGCGAATAATACAAATAATTCATTGGTTTCATTTTGAATTCAAATGGAACCACCGTCATTTGTTCGGAAGTGTTAATGCGTTGATTACGCGAAATCACTTGCCCAATAAATCGGTGATCCTTGATCCCAACGCTTTCGCTTATTGCTAATATTTGGTTCAAACTCATTTAATCACCTGCTTTGTGGTAGTCCACGCGCCGCCGACATATTCGCCGCATAAACCGAATCTTTGTTACGCGCTAAAAATTGCGCCGCCGATTGCGTATCAATTGCTTGCATATTTTGTATTACCGTACCATTGTAAACAACGGCGGGAGAATTGCCCATCATTGCCGCAGTACGCCCGGCAGGTACAACCATTGATGATTGGTTTGGAATAACCATTTCCGCGCCTTCTTCACCAACAAGGTACGGTTGGTTTGCAGACATAACGCCGCCTTTTGCCCTGCCTTGATATTGTGTTGAACGAATTGCCGCAACACGCGCCATACCCGCCGCAACCGCAATTGCCGCCGCAGTAAAACCTAAAGCGGGTCCCACAATTGGGATGCCCGCCAATGCCTTGTATGAACTTACCGCGCTTGAATATGTATCAATAACCGTTTGGGCAATTGCCATTGCTTTCCACGCCGCAAACGCCGTTTTGGAATGTTGCCCAAGGGATTGCAAATTGGAAACCATCGTATCAAAACCGGCTTTTTCGGTATCGGTAAGAATTTGTTGGGCGCGAATTTGGTTTTCTTTGTCTTGAATAGATTGCAAACGCAAATTGTGTAATTCTGTTTCGGCACTAATTACTTTGTTAATGCGTTCCGCTTCGGCTTCGTACCGTTCACCTTCACCATATTGGTTTTTTGCATCAATAAGTTGTTGATTTAATTCCAATCGGCGGCGTTCAAAATTAAGAAATTCTTGCGCGTATGCAAATTGTTTTTCGGTCATACTAATGCGTTGCACATCAAGAATGATGCCCGCACCCTCTAACCGATACCGTTCCATTTCATAAGCGGTTTTTTCTTTCAAAATACGCATTTCTTTTTGGCGGGCGGCAAGCAAATAATCAATTTGTTCTTTTGCTTTTAAATTTGCCATTTGAATTGCGGCGTTATATTGCCCGGCAAATGCGGCTTTTTCTCGATTACTTAAATTTTCTTTTGCTAAATTTGCGGTGTAATCAGATTGGGCGCGCGCAATTTCTTCGCGTTTTTTTAATTCAACTTCGGCAATATCAATCGTAAGTTGATCTTGTGAAAGCCCTTTAATACGCAATTCACTTCTTTGTTTTTCAATTTCAAACAATTTTTTGGCAAGGGCAACACGCGCAACGGCGGCATCCGAACCACGCTTTGCGGGTTCGGGATTTCTTGCAGTTGGTTTATTGGGTGTGGTGGGCGTTGCCCCCGGAACGGGCGGCGCATTTGCGGCTTCTTCATCGCTTGCATCAAAAGCGGCTTTTGCGCCAAAGTATGCGGCAAGCCCTGCGCCCGCCATTGCAATGCCTTTTACACCACCGGCGGCACTAATTGCCAAACCAAGGGATGCGGTTGTTTTCATCAATTTGTTCAAAAGAACAAACGCTTCAACCAACTTAAACATACCGCTTACAACACCGGCGGCAGTTACCGCCACCATTGCGGCTTTAAATTCGTTTACATTGATAATAAATTTGCCATCGCCAATAAAAGGGGCAACCAATTCAGCAAAGGCAATTTTTAAATTTGAAAGACTTTCCTTTAAAGTATCCGACAAATTGCCAAATGTTTCCATTGCTTTTTCGGCTTGTTTAAATTCAACAATTGACATTCCCAAGCGTTCGGATAAATCTTCAAGGCTTACGCCAATACCGCCGCGCCCAAGCAATTCTTTTATTAGTTTTACCCGTTCGTATTCGTTGCTTACTCCTTTAAGACCATTAACAATTTTGTTAATGGCTTCTTCCGGTTGCATTGCCCGCAATTCTTCAAATGTCAAACCAATTTGTTCAAAGGTTGCAATTGCTTTTTCGTTGCCGCCTTGGGCTTCTTCAATTTTAGAAAAAAGGGTGCTTAATACTTTTGCGGCTTGTTCGCCATTGCCGCCCGCTTGGGTAAGGGCTTCTTTAAATTGAAGGGTTTTGGCAATGGAAATACCAAAGCCCTTTGAAAGATCGCTTACTTCATCTGCAAGTGCCATTGTTCCATGCATAAGCGCACCAAGCCCGGCAAGGGATATACCTGCCGCGCCACCAACGGCATTAAATACATTTTTTAATTTACCAAGATCAAGCCCTAAATTGTTAAAAGATTTTTGCAAATCTTTGGCATCTTGTTTTGCTTTCGCGGTTGCTTTATCCCATTCAACCGTTACCAAGCCCAACTTTACCGTTAACGAACCAATGGTTGCCATTATTTTTTACCTTCCCCAACTTTTTTTATTGCTTCAAATAAAGCAGTACCCAAACGCGATATCACTTTATCAGAATTATTGTTTAATGCCGGAAGCATAAAAGGATGCGGCGGCGTTCTTGCATTTCCAAATTCTTGTGAAACAGGGGCGCGGCTTTTGTTTGCCCATACCGCTTGTAATCTTCCGCGCTTGTTAACAACAAAGTTTTGTACCGAATCTTCACGCAAGGTACTTGCAGTTACGCGGGCAATAAAGTTTTCCCCGGCATATCGGTTTGAACTTTTATCGCGGGCTTGCGGGCGATGTACCCGTAAATAAATACGATCCGCAGTTTCCCCCGTATCTTTAGGTGCATACGATTTGGCATCTTGTAAAACCGGTTCCATTGCGTATGTCATTGCCCCACGCCAAATTTTATCGGTTTTACCTTTGCCAATTTCATCTTCCAACGCTTGCATATTGGCAAACAAGTTTTCAAAACCTGCGGTTGAAAATTCAGCCATTTTTAAACCTTTCCTTTTTGTAACCTTTTGCGCGGGATACAAAAGTAAGTAACGCGGAATTTACTTTATCAGTTTCGGCGGCTTCATTGTCCGGATTACGGAAGTAATCATTAATCCAATTAAATATGGAATCAACTTTATTGGCGGGCGCACCTTCGGGGCGTAAATAATTAAAAATGGCGGTTGTGATCGGTGCTAATGCATCGAATATTGCCTTATTTCCAAGCATCCCTTCGGCATACATAACTTGTATATCTCCAAATAATTCTTCATCAATTGAATCAATGTATTGTTCTGTATGCCCGTTGAACACCATTGCGGCAACAACTTGGCGGCGAAGGCTACGCCTTAATTTTTTTTTACTGTTTTGTAATCGGGTTTAATTGCCTTATCAATTTCCGAAACAATTTCCCGAATTACAAATTCCGGGAATTCTTCATTAATTTGTTCGTAAGTTTCGGTAATGGGTTCGCCCGTTTCCGATACTAACAAACGAAAATATTGTTCAACTTTATTTTCTTCAATTGCGGAAAAATTTGCAACTTGTCGTACCGAAGTGCCATCCACAACCAAATCATCATCGGTTTGGGTAATGGTTTGTTTCTTTTCGTTAAGTGCTTTAACGAAATCTTCGCCACCTTCTTCCAATGCTTTAATCATTGGTTCGGTAAGGCGTTTAAAAATCTTGTCCACTCGCGCTTGATCGGGCGAAAGGATTTTGCCGGTAATTTCTTCCATTTCTTTTTTCAATGGAATCCTTACTCTTAATTCAAACTTAACTTCTTCCAAATCAATATGGATTGTTTTAAGTTTAGTTTCGGCTTTTACTTTTTCGTAAGATTTACCAAGTTTGCTTGATAGTGCCATGTTATTCCCCTTTTACCAATTTGCGAAAGATTGCGTTGTTAAGGCGCAAAGCGTAATCCGCAACTTCATCGGGGGTTAATTTGTCGGCATGATTTTCCGCAATTTTATATGCGGTATGAATTCCGGCAATGCGTTGTTCGTGAAACCCAAACCAATTCTTTGAACCGGAATTGGCTTGGGTAATCAAGAAGTTAAGTAAGGCTTCCGAATTGTTTTTTGTGTTATCTAATGTTGTCATGTTTTATTGTTTTCGGGGTTGTTAACTATTAGACCAACCGTATGAATTGCCGCCTACGGGGTGAATTGTGAAAGTAAATTTACCTTCGGCACTTGGTGACATATCCCATTGCATACCACCAACGCGACCATTGAAAGCGTAAGCAACGGTATCAGTACCATCATAAACCGCAATCACATAAGTGCGGATGATTGAACCGGAATCGCCATCATCGCGAATAAGCAATTGGGCGGCATCGGCAGGGTTCCAAGCCGAAGTAATCGTTAACGAAGTTACTTGGTTTTGGGTAGTGATTTTGTAACCGGTACGCAAACCGGCGGCAGAATATGCCGCGCTTGCATCATCGGAACCAAATGCGGGGATTGCTTCCACCGGCACTTGTTCACCGGCAGTACCTAAACCGCCCGCACTTGTGCCAATAATTGTTTCAACCTGCGCCCAAGTACCCAATTGAACATCGGTCAATGGGGTTGGTGTGGCATCATCTTGACACCAAAGGGTTGCAACATAACCCGGCAAGACTTTATTAATAAGTGCCATTTTTCATTTCCTTTTTGAAAGTGTTAAAAAAATCTTGTCATATTGGTGTTGGAATATCAAGGGTGCAATCCAAAACAATTTGGTTTAAACCCAATTCATTATCGTATGTATTGTAAAGCCAACTTATATCAACCTTTGCAACAAAAAAGCCGCTTACGCCGCCAAATTGACCCGAATACCCATGCAATGATTGTAATATGGTGTTGCTTAAATTGAAAGCATCCGACATTGTTTGTGCATAAATATGCACTTGAAATATTGGGCGATCAATACCTTTGTTGGATTGCGTTTGCCCGGTGTAAACGGGTTGATGAATGTTCCGCAATATCCAAGTTAAAAATTTTGGTTCTTTTGCATAATTTCGGTTGAAACTTGCGTACACCGGTACAGGCGTAACCGTTTGCGCCAACTCGTATTGGATCGCTTCGGCATACTGTACGGGATTGTTTTGATTTGCCATTTTTACACCGGGGTGGATGGATCGTTACGATAACAAATAAAGGTAACAAACTGCCGATCATTTGATTCCCGGCAATCCGTAATACGCCAATCTTTTCCCCGCCATTCAAATGAATAATTGTCTTGGTCATCCACAATGGTTTTTGTGTTTGGCGTGTAATTCATTGTGAAGTTTGTTAAATCCGAATACACCCGATACCGTTCCGAAATACGCAAGGAATTTGCCACATCGCTTACCAAAGCGCGTGTTTCAAACCAAGGGGTAATGGTAGTTGTGTATTCCCCAAGGCTATTCACGCCGTTTGTAACGGTGTTAACGCCAACATTTTCGTAACGCTTAATTGTCATTACATAACCAATGCTTTGTAAGGGCGCAACAACATCGTAACGCCAAATGGAATTTCGGCTTTCATTTGTACCGAATCACCAACGGTGGATCGACTGTTATACAAATGCGTTAACAACATTAAGCCCGCTTGTTTTACCACCGGATATTGCGCCGCAAAACTTTGGTTAATCGTATAAGTTACTTGAACCGGGTTTGCAATGTTTTGCGCCAAAGGGCTTGGCAAGCCGCTTGGTACAACCACGCGATTACCTGTTGGATCGTAATAATAATTACTTGCCGCCAAAAGGTTTTTTGTTGCCCCGGTTGTACCTGTCCAAAATTCAACGGTGTTAATTGTTACCGCCGGGGATTGCCCTTGGTATGTTGTTGCGACTTCCGGCAAATCCAAATAAATTGATGATCCATTTAAACCCGGATCGCCGTAATAACAACGGTATTGCGTTGAAAAAATAGCAAACCCAAGGAAATCTTCGATTGCCATACGGGTTGCCAATTCAAGGCTTGATAAATAAGAATCTTGCGATTCATCTTGAAACAAGTTAAGTTGTTGCGTTATTTCATCAAGCGTTAACCAACCGGTTGAAATATCGCGGTTAATTTGTTCAACTTTTTCATAATTGAACGGATTTCTTGTCCCCGAATAATACGGGGCAAGTGTCATATTTTCAACCGCCATAATCTGCCCCTTATGCGCCGACTAAACGAACACCCGCAAATACATCAAGAATTGAACTACAAACGCGCTTTTCAGCAAACAAGGTTACAAAACCCGGCGCGCTTTGATCGAATCGCTTAATGTCAATTACGCCGTAATCCGCAATGGTTACAAAGCGTTCCCACTCTGCAAGGTAAACCGGGAACGCGCCCGATGCCGCAACTTGCATATATGGGTTTGGAATCACGCGATGCCCAAAAATGTAAACTACCGCGCCGCCATCATCATCGCCAACTTCCAAGAAGTTGTTTGCGCTTGTTGATGCCTTCAATTTACGCAATGCTTGAATTGTCGTTGGATGCATCATCCATGCGGTTGTTGGTTTGTTCAAATATTGCGCCGGTAAAGCGGCTTGCAAGTTTGCCAAATCATCATAAACAACGGCGGTTGCGGTTGCCAATTCAACTTGCAACACAGTATGCCGCCCGTTAGTAATTGCGGAACCGTTTGAACCAAATGCCGCCGCGCTTGTGGAACCGGGGTATGAATTCAACCCACGCAAACCACTTGTTGCGCCATAAGCGTAAGTTGTGCTTGCGGATTGGTCATTGTTAAGAACCATCGACAAACCTTCTTGTTGCGACAATTCCAAAAGCAAATCGCCCGCAACCGCTTCTTCCAATGAATCAATATCCGAAAGAACTGCGGTACGGATTGGAAGGCTTGCATTAATGTCGCGAACCGGCAATTGCCAAAATGTTGTGGAAATGTCCGGTGAACCACCATTGGCGTTGATTGAATAACCCCAAGGGTTTGATTGCGCCGTAACGGTAGTGGATGAAACTGTTTGGCTTGCGCTTACGGTGTAAGTGCCTGTACCGCCCGTACCTGTACCAAGTGCGGTAATAGTAGTACCGGCAGTTACGCCCGTACCGGTGATGTATTGACCAACACGCAATGTGCCGGAAGTTACTGCGGAAACTGTAAGTGTGGTTGTTGAAATTGCGCCGGTTACAACGGCAATCCCTTGAACCAATGTCGCATTACCTGTTTTTGCAACAAACGCTTGCGCCGAACCATCGGTTGCAATTTGTCGCGCACCCATACGAATTGGGTTGGCATAACGCAAAGAAGCAAACGCATCATCGTAAATTACGCGACCACCCGCATCAAGCCCCGAACCCGTAAGGGAACTTGCTTCGCGCAGGTTAACGGTTGCTTCCCCGTTGGTTAGTGCTTCTTTGATGCCGTTAAGAATGGCGGTATTTTTCATTTGCTTTTTTCCTTTATGCCTTCAATATTCATTCAAGAAGGGGGGCGTAAGCCCCCCATTCCTTTGTTGCTATTACGCGCCCGTTGCAGTTGAACGGTAACGGATGATTGCGGCAGGATCGACATTCGATGCACACAAGCGTTTTTCACCATAGAAAGTGATGAAGCCCGGTGCAGTTTGATCGTAACGGCGCAATACCATATTCAAACGATCCACGATTGTGTGTCCGCGTGTGAAGTCACCAAAATACATTGGGAACTTGTCCACAGTACCGGCAGAACCACCGGCGGCGGTTGGCGCATCAACATAGTTGTTAACAACTACATCGTAACCAAGCAACTTGCCAACGATACCATCGTAAACCAATGGTGACATTCTTTCAAACACAGGTGTACCGTTGTCATCAACTAAACCACGAATACCGGCAAGCATCAACGGTGAAATCATCCACTTGTTGCCATTTGACCAATATTGTTGTGGCAATGCGTGTAAGAAATTAATCAAATCGGCATACTGAACATTGTTTGCGCTTGCAAAACCGTTAGTTGTGATTTGGTCATAAGTTGCAATGCTATTCAAACCGGCGGTTGCACCTGTACCACTTGTGCCGAAGCCATAAGCGGAAGTTGTACCACCTGTATATGAACTATTTGCGCCCGGATAGTAATTCAAACCACGCAAACCGTTTGTGCCACCGGTTGAAGTAGTTGTTGAACCCGATTGATCATCGTTTTGGATCATTGATTGACCTTCAACTTGTGAAAACTCCACAAGCATATCGTCAACCACATTGGCTTCCAAACCATCAATATCATCCAAAGCGGCGGTACGGATTGGGAATTGCACATTAATATCTTGCAAATTTAATTGCCAAATGTTTGTGCTTTCAGTAGTGCCGGAACCGTTGTTATTGATTGCATAACCCCATGCCGCACCCGCGTTGCCTGTTTTGGCGCGGAAAGTATATTGTGCGCCATCAGTTGACACATTGCGTGATAAACCGCGCATTGGGTTTGCCAAACGCATCACATGGAATACAGGATCGTAAGCAACACGACCACCAACGCCCGCGCCGGAACCGGTCAATGCGGATGCTTCTTTTAAGTATGCATCATATTGATCCACAGATTCCCAAATCTTAATTTCTTTTTCCAAACCCTTTGAAGATTTAGTGAAATCGCGGATTTGTTCGCGAACCATACGGTTTACATCTTGTTTAACACTTTTTGCAGGTGCTTGGATAATTTGCGGGGCTTTAACTTCTGCAACCTTGGCTTCAAGGGTAGAAATCTTTTCTTCAAATTCCGCTTTTACTGCTTCAACGGCTTCAACAATCTTGGCTTGGTTCGCCACTTCGATTGCATCAACCTTTTCAATGATTTTTTCGATAGACATTTTGCATTTCCTTTTTTAAATGCGTTTTGAAAGTGCCTTTTCTAATTCGCGCAATTCAAACGCACGAAGTAGTTGGGCTTCTTGATCCACCGCATCCGCATCACGCGCAATTGGGGCTTCTTGCTTTGCTTCGGGCTTCACATCACGCAAAACCAAAAGTTTCTTCAAGATTGAAGATGCGGTGGTTGCATCTTTTCGGGAAACCCCTGCTTCACGCAGTAGTTTTTCGATTATTCGCGGATTGGCATTGCCTTCGGCATCAAAGGCTTCCAATTTATGAATTTCCGCATTTGGATTGTTGGGGTACATCACCACGCTTACTTCGCGTAAGCCACCTTTGGTAATTTGAAAATATGATTCGGCATCGTCATCACCGGAAACAATTGGATTACCATCGGCATCCACATAACAGGCTTCATCGGCATACGCGCCAACGGAAACGCCGCCAAACAAATCGGGGCTTTCCTTTAATACGGTGTAAAGGTCATTGCCCGCGCTTGTATTTAAGAACAACTTGCCTTTGGCGGTCATGCCTTCTTTGTCAAATACAAATTCGTTCCATTCGCCAACCGGCATACCCATATCGTTATGGTTTAAGAACATTGGAAGTGGTTTACCGGCTTCCATGAATTCGGTTGCCCATTCCATAAAACCTTCGGGTTGGTAATTAAACTTGCGACCATCCGCACCTTCACGCGCGCCCCAAGTTGTTACGCGGGCTTCCATAAGCCCGGAAGAATTTGCGGCATTTTCGTTTGCGTTACTTGGTACGCTTAACTTTGCTTCGCAAACTAGGTTCAAATTTTTCATGTATCACCCCATTGTGAATTGATTGGTTATCGTCTTGTATCTTGTGGGGCTTTTCGCTTTTCATTGGTAGTTTAACATTTGATTTCTTTATTTGGGAAGCAAATGTTGCCATTATTCTATTAAAGAATTTCATGTTTTACCAATGTTGGCTTTTAATTTTTGATTGCCACCACCACCGCCGGTATCTTGCGGGCTTTGTCCCGACATTGGATCAACCTTTGCCGGTTCTTGTTTTAATTCATCCGCGCCTTCAATTTTTGCCATATTCAAATATTCGCGGGCTTCGTTTGGTGTCATTATGCCGCCATTAACGGCAGTATTAACAAAGTTAACTTGATCCAACACCGCGCCTTTTAAAAATTCTTTGGTATCAAATCGAACAACCAAGTTTGGATACCCGCGCAACAAATGTTGATTTAATTTTTGTTCAACATTAATTACCATTGGGTACATTGTTGTTTTATAAAATTCATCCAATTGCGTTTGGGTATTATTATATTTGGAATCCCCAATACCAAGCATAGCAGGTGGAACCCCAAACAAACCGCAAATTCGTTTCATGGTTTGTATTTTTAATGCGGCGGCTTCGGCATCTTGAAGCGTTAACATATCAATTGGCGTGTATTTCATGCCTTGATCTAGCAACATACCTTGTCCGGGCTTGCTTAAATCTTGATTGCGGGAACCAAGCATATTTGTCCATGCTTCTTTAAGGCGGGAAGCAATTTCTTTATATTTAGCATCCGGAATTACCTGTTCCGTTGTAAACATACCGGAAGGTTTTGCACCATTTTGCATAATGTAATTGGCATACAAATCAATATCTTGATCCAAACCAACTAATTCAGCCGCAAGAATACCTTTGTTAAAACCGGATGAACCTTGCCATGCCGCTTCTTTGGTATGCATAACCATCCAATATTCAAGCGGTTGTTCTTTTGTTAACCCATAAGCGGGCGTTGAAAGGCGGTAATAAGGGTAACGGGTTTCGGATATACCAACCGTAATAAGGGTGGAATCCAAGTTATACATTTCCGTTGGGGTTTGCATTTGATCTTTTTGATCTTTGCGCCACCAAAGGGTAAATGTTTCACCGGTTAAATCTTGCCACATACTCCATTGATACCAAAATTCGTATGCATTTTGAAAATTGTTTGGCGCATAAAGCAAATTTAAAACTTGTTTGGCTTTTGTTTTTTCTCGCGAAGTTGTTAAATCAGATTTAAGGGCATCAACAAAAGTGCCATCATCCATTTTTAGCATTATTGATTTTGGCAATTGGGCAAGCGTTCGCGCTTTTGCCCCAACGCAAGCCATGATGGTTGAATTGCGGGTAAGCATTGATAAATCAACTTGCCGCCCTGCCGTTGTTTGGCTTGAAGTGGTTACATAAAGTAATTGTTGGGATGTTTTGCCTTGTTGGGAAAGTCCATAAATTACTTGATTACCAAGTTGGGTTTGCCCAAGAACGGTATTGGATTCCGTTTGTACCGGCTTTTTTCCCTTGAAAATATCCAAAATTCCCATGTTTTACCCCCGAAGTTATTACAATAATAACTCAAAACGCACGAAATCCCCAACTATTTGATAAAGATGGATTGTCCAACGCGCAATGCATGGCAATAATCATTGCAATAATTCCATCAACTTTCGCGGATTTATCTGCTTCATTCTTACGAATCTTGATGTTTCCGTTTACATCTTCGTAAACTTCACAGTTGCCCAATTGCCAACCAACAAACGGGTTGCCATCGTGCTTGATTTGTTTTTGAAGTATCAACCGTTCAACCTGTTTGGATGGATTGTTAAGAACCGCCATGCCCTGCCCCACCTTTTTAACAGGCAACCCGGCTTCGTGCAAGCGGGCAACAAGGGATGCGGCGTTATACGCATCGTATCCAATTTCCTTAACATTTTGGAATTCACCACACCGGGTAATGATGTAATCGGAAATTTCCCGATCATCCATCACATTGCCGGGCGTTAACTTTAGGATTCCCGAATCAACGGCAACCCGAAATATATCTTGGTAATGTTTAGGAATGAGGTTAAAACCTTCTTCCGGCAAAAAGAACTTCCATTCTGATTCGTAATCGTCATCGGCAAATCTTTTCAAAAAACAAGCGGCGTTTAAATCTCGCGTTGCCGCAAGGTCAAAGCCAACAAAAACCGCTTCCGGTTGGCGCGGTTCTTTAATTAAACAAACGGGATCATCCCAATGGGCGCGGTCAATCCATGCCGAATTCGCGGAAACAAACACATTCAAGGTTTTGCAAAGGAATTCGTTAAGGGTTGCGGGCTTGCTTTCCGCTTGTATTGCGCGTTCGGCAATGGCATCCGTAAAAACACTTATGCCATGCATCGGATTGGCTTTTTGCCATGTGTCCGGGTTCTTCCAATCATCTTGTGGATCAAGCCCGTAAAGCAAACCAAACCATCTTGGATTATCGCTTGCTTCGCCGTTCAACATAGAACGGTACAAATCCATATCTTCGTAAAACTTGGTTTCTTTTGTAAACGATGCGGTGGTAATGTAAATCCGCAAGGGGTTTGCCCGCGCCACCATGCCCGAATGTAAAACTTCAATGGAATTGCGATCAACAATTTGCGCGGCTTCATCAATGATTACGCACGATGGGTTTTTACCATCGCCCGTTTTCTTGGTATCCCGGCTTAACGCTTTAAACATAGATTGGGAATCGCCAACCTTTTTAATTTCGTATTTGGATACATTGAACAACCCACCCACATCGCCGGGCATGGATTCCACAAAACCTTTGGATGCATCAAACACAATGGTTGCTTGTTCCCGGTTTGTTGCAAGGGTAAACACTTCCGCGCCCGGTTCGCCACAAATTAATTCGTACAAACCAATTACCGCCGTTAAGGTGGATTTACCTGCCTTGCGGGGAATAAACAAAATCACATCCGTAACCATGCGGCGGTTGTGATCCTTCTTGTATCGGAACCCGTAAACCGCGCAAAGGAAAAAGATTTGGAACGGTTCAAGTACCACCGATTGCCCGGCAAATACACCTTTGGTATGTTTTAACGAACCGGCAAATTCCAAAATGTGTTGCGGGTAATCCGAATCAAAAACATATTCCCATTCTTTGTTTTCGTATTGGTTAATAAACCGTTGGCAAGTTAACCGAACATCCCGACAAACATTAATTTCGCCCTTTGCAACCGAATGGGCGTATGCAACCCCATCTTGCCAATTCATTTGTTAACCTTTAACACCACGCAAAAATTTGGCGGCGGGCGAATCTTCTTCCACCTTGGTTTTGGAAAATCTGCTTCGTGCCGTTAATCCCATTTCATTCATCAATTGCAAAATTAACGAAAGGGTTTGTTTGCGAATGGTTACATAAGGGTTTGCACCAATGGTTTTACCTTCGTTAAATTCAACCACCAAACCTTGTTCCGCAATATATTTGTTGCACTCAATGTATGTATCAATATGATCCGCAAGCATGGCAAGGGTATGCCGATCTTGTTCGGAACCAATGCCATAAACCGAAAACATAAATTCGGAAGTTTCATTAACAAACGCATCTTTATCCCACGCTTTGTGATCGTTCATCCATTCCGCAATTGGAATACGCCCGCGTACCGATTCGGGCAAAAGCCCGCCTTGGTTCATTCCCTTGGAACCGTTAATTAAATGTAATTCGCCCGGAAGTTTGTTCATTATTAATGCCTTCGTATTTTTTTTTGTTAATGCGTGAATGTTAACCGCAAACCATATTCGGCGTAAAGGCTTACCCCTACGCAAAAGGGAATTCCCCACGCAAAAAGGGTTTGAATCCCACACAAAGGGTTAACACCCCCCCTTTGGCAATTCACTTTGCGTGTAATTGCCCCCCGGCTTGTCTCATCCTCTTTC